TTGTACTAGATCACATTACTATTGCTGTATCAGAAGGTAGTGATGGTCTAACAGGTAACGAAGCCATAGATAAATTCATGTCTGACTTACTTAAGATAGTTAAACGTCACAACATCTGGCTAGGTTTGATCTCACACTTGCGTAAAGCACAGGGAGGAAAAGCCTTTGAAGATGGTAACATTGCATCCATTGATGATATAAAAGGTTCTGGTTCAATAAAACAGATATCATTTGATATCATTGCATTTTCAAGAAACCTAGTAGCTGAAGACTCCTATGAACGTAACACAGTTACTTTCAGAGTTCTTAAGTCTAGATTTACAGGTAAAACTGGAGATGCTGGATCTGCAAGCTATGATCCAAACACTACAAGACTTGTTGAAAAACAAGAAGGATTTGATTACATAACTTCATAGGAGATTATATGTCAGCACTCCAAGAGATAGTTGACTACCTTGTTAATCGGGTAGATGGGGTAAGTCCAGCAAGACGAAGACCTCATTTAGCAGGTCTTCTATTGCGACTATCCGTAAACTATAGTGAACGTATGGAAGATTACGTTCTTAAAAGCATCTCAATATTACAGATGCAATTTACAAAAGATACTAGCTCTAGTCCAGCAGGGACTACAACATTAACCAATGCATCTACTAAGATAGGTCAAAGTGTTGGGCGAGAGTTAGATCGGGAACCCCTACCTTGGGGTTCTCAAGTATCTATAGGTGATTTATTTATAGAAGCATTATACAATTTAAACTTTATTGAGTTGTCATATGCTAAAACTAGGAACAGTTGTCATATTGTGTCAGCTGCTCCTCGTTGGTTTGAGTTGGGAACTATACCACCTAAAGGTGCAAGCTTCCCTTTAGGAGCAACAACAACTGAAAAGCCTAAAGACATAGTTAAAATGTTTCAGAAAATTAATGGTGTAGACAGACCTATAATAAAAGGTAGACTTGAAAGTGATCCATTAAATAAGTATGCACCTTGGGTACAAGCACTTAATAAACTACAACAAACAGCTTGGACTATAAACAAACCAGTTTATGATGCAATGGTACTTAATAAAGAAGTGTTTATATCTGAAGACCCAATAGAAGATAACGATGCCAAAGAACTTAAACGTAGAAGTAAAATGGTAGAGTGGGCATTCATATCAGAGAAAGCACGTAAGCTATCAGAGTTAGATGAGTTCTATCAGTATCTAGATGTAGATTACAGAGGTAGGTTCTATTACTGTGAAAGCTTTATGAACTATCAAGGATCTGATTTAGCTAGAGGTTTATTTAAATTTAAACACGCTAAACCAATGACTGAAACTGGATTACAATGGTTAGCAATACACACTGCATCTGTATTTAATATGTCTTATGGTATTGATGAAATACCAAAGTGGTGTACATCAGACTACAAAGATCATCTAGAACGTGAAGGATTAGACAACATTTCTGTTGATAAGATGACACTGGAAGATCGAATTGAGTGGACTAATCAATACATGACTGAAATCAAAGAAGCAGGGAAACATCAACAGTTTTCTAGTGAAGCTGAAAAGAAAGTCTCTTTCCTTGCTGCTTGTGTAGAATGGTATGAGTTTGATTGTGCATTTAAAGATAATAGAATACACATGACTTCACTTCCTATACCTATTGATGGTAGTAACAATGGGTGGCAACACTTAGGGGCTATTTCTAAAGATGAACAAACAGGAGACCTAGTAGGTTTAATACCTTCAGAAATACAAAAAGACTTCTATGTTCAGACTGCTAAAGAGATGATTAATATTTGTGATGATGAAAGGCTTAGTTCTATACTGGCTGCTATGCCAATGAAAAGTATACGTAAAGGTATATCTAAACGTGGATCAATGACTAGAGCATATTCAGCAGGGTCTAAAAAGATTGCTGAAAATATGTTCTTTGATTGTAAGTCTGAGGATTATCATACAGAGTATGGGATTACACAAGACGATTGTACTAAATTTGCAAAGCTTCTTATAAAAGCTATTGATAAAGTATGTCCTGGCCCACTATCTACTATGACTTATCTTCAAGATTTATCTATGTATCAATTAGGATCTCATGTTAAGTTAGACTCAAATGGATATGAAGCTAATGCTAAATACAGAGAGTACTCTCAACTAAGAGATGATCTTATGAAAAAGAACTTCAAAACTGATGAAGATCTAGAAGAACTGAATGATGTTGTAATAAAATTAAAACAGTTCACAACTAGATTAAAACATGGTAAAGGAGACGATAAGATTAAGTGGAGTACACCATCAGGTTTTGATGTTATCTATGAGAAATGGATAATGCAAGATAGAAAAGCTAGAGGTCGTATAAAAGGTTATGGTAATAAATCAGGACAAGTAACTCATGTTGCTTTAGTACCTACACGTATGCCAGACAGGAGAGGTTTCATCTGTGGAATGTCACCTAATTATATACACTCTATGGATGCAAGTCATATGGCTCTTGTTATATCAGAATGGAATGGCTGTTTTGCAGCTGTACATGATAGCTTTAGTACCCATGCCTCTGATGTAGATAGGCTATTAGACTTAACAAAACAAGTATTCATACGTATGTATGATTATGAAAATTACTTTGAAGTCATACGTAACTTCATAACAGATGCCGAAGATGATGTAGAACAACCCATACTTGGCAACCTAGATATAAAGGAGATTGAAAACAGTGACTACTTCTTCGCGTAAATCGTATAATCATTTAGCATTGCGAGGTGTACAAGTAGATGATGAAGAGTTCATATCAGATTGGAACTCTAATCCACTCACAAGAACACCACTAACAGATGATCTAGCGTACACAAAAGATCTTATGCCACGAGTAATTGACATTGGTATATCAGAAGATCTAGCAGCTGGTGAAATCGATGATCAAGCAGCTAAGAAAAGAAAGCATGATCAAATGAAAGATTATAGAGAACTGCTTGCTAAAAGAGGAATGCTTAAATAAAAATTAAAAACCCCCAAGGTATCATATAGATATCCTTGGGGGTTTATTTTTTTTAGTGAGAGAAGTATTGAAGCGCACCCATTTCACCATTAGGGTATTTATATCCAAACTTCTTTATAGCTTTTGCTAACTCTATTTTATTTTCATTTGTTTGTTTAATCATAGAATTTAATCTTCTATCTGTATCAAAATATTTTACCATAATTTGTCTAAACTTTTGAATATGAGCTACAGTAGGAACGTCAGGTGGTTTACGAAGATCATAACCAACTGCTTTCATTTGCCTACTTATATCATTTGAAATAGCAGATAAATCTAAATTACTTTTCTTAACGCCTTTAAAATTACTCATTCTGAGATTAGATAACTGTGGTTTTTGAGTTGTAGGATTCAAAGAAACTTTCAATAAATGTTTCATGTAAATAGATTCATTTACAGTCAAACGATTATCATTCCTTATCATCTTACGTTTATATCTTTCACGAGCAGCTTCTAGAGATTGTTTAGCTTGTTCCAAATAACTCCAATTCATAGTAGCTTTTTCCCAATTCTTATTAACCTCTTGTAACATAACATGGTATCCATTAGCATCCATCTTAAACGCATCGTAGATTGTATGCATATAAGGATTACCTCCTGACGCAACTGATAGTTTCCTAAAAGATTCACCACTAGCTGTCATCATAACCACAGCGGCATCAACTGCTTGAATAGGAGCAACGGCAGAACCACCATAGGCAAGTTCTCCTGGCATTGATTTGCCATCCCTAGTCTTTGAAGCAGCAGCTGTCGCTTCCTTATTATAAGTTGCAACTTTAACTGGTGGTTCAAATTTATCTTGTGGTAAACTCATTGGACTTAGCTTGTAGGTACTCATGTCAGCATTATCATATCCAGTAGATGATTCCCCACCAATATGAATTTGCATACCACTAGGACCATATATTATAAAAGGTTCATTCATCATTGCGTGTTCAGCAGCGATTGCTCTCATAATTGACCTAGCTTCTATAGGTTCTTTACCTAAAACTTCTTCTATAGAACCTGCATATCTTTTATTTAAATCTTTAGCAATGCCAGTAAGTCCACCAGAATTTTCATAATATTTTTGTAAGACTTTTAGATCATCTGCAAACTTTAAATTACCTTTTCGTTTATACTCTTCTCCAAGTAAAATAATAACTTCTTCAATATACTTAGTAAAACTTTCAATCTCTTTTCCATAACCAAAAGTCATAAGAGTATATTTAGCTAAATCACGATTAGCATACACTTCCATAGCAATATTATTCATTGCAGGTAAGGCTTCATCAGAAACTTTCCAACCAGTTTGAATACTTTCAGAAGCAAGTTTCATCAGTACATCTCTCATGTCTCCATCATCATCTAACAAAGATGTAGTATTTTTACTTTTCCTTAAGACACCTGTTAAAAAGGAAGTGTCTGTTAAACCTAACAGCATAGCATTACTAGCAGGGCCATTAGTTTTACCATCAATATAAGCATTAAGATAAGTGCTAAAACTATCAGTGACACCATTTTTAAAATCTATATACTTTTTAAATTCTATAAGAGCATCTATATATGATCCAGCATCATCACCATTTTTCTTAATCAAACCTATAAGTCTTGCATCTTTTTCTGGATCTAAATTTAATTTATTAACTCTTGGAAAATCAGGACTGTTTAATGATACACCAGCATTAATTGCTTTTATAATATTATCATAATCAGTATCAGTAATTGCCATCAACTCTGTAAGTCTAGCTCCATACTCGTACAGTACACTTGTTTGTTGAGTTAAAAGAAAGTCTCTTTGATCTGGAAGATAAGTATCACCAGCTTCATTTAACACTTCAGCAGTCTTATTAGCAATCTGAGCCTGTGTTGTTCCAGCCGCATATGTTTTAGGAACTAAAAGCATTGCAAACATTTGACGAACATTCTTTTCTTGTTGACTTCCAATTTTAATAACGGCTGGATTAGCACCTCTTGTTACAAATCTAACTTGTTTTGAAGTTGTAGGGTTATAATAAGACTGTTGAGGAGTAAGTCTCCCTTGATACCCCTGTATATTCCAAGATAAATAATTTGCACTTTCATGGTCTTGGGTCATAGCCCTAATCTCATTTGCTAATTTATTTCTTTTCATAGACATATTCTGTTCTACGTCATATACAGCTTCTTCGTATTGCAAATCAGGATCATTATCAAATCTTATATTTTGCATAGTTTTACTAGCATTGAACTTATCTAAAGCACTTTCACCAACACCATTTATTTCAGCTTCCCAAGAAGTAGAATCATTTTGAGCAAGAACATTTAAAGATGTTGCAAAAAGTATACTTAGACGTTGTTTGTCTACTACATGAGCAATACTAGAAAGATTTCTTATAGACTCTTTCAACATCCTCCCCATGTCTTGTCCCTTTTTACCACCAGAAATATATCTAGCAACATTAAGACCAACATCAGTGTTATCTATTTGACCTTTTACTTTTAATGGGCGAACTAATTGCCTTGGAAAATACTTTTGTCTTTCTGATTCTCCTAATCGTAATACAGCTTCACCTTCAGGAGTTAATAAATAAGTCCATTGTCTATCTTCACCCCTAAATCGTGTGACTAATTCAGGATTAGTTTCAGCCCATAGATGTTTAAAAGCTGCACCTAATGTGGCTGCTTCTTGATTGTCTATCCTTCGAGCTTCTAAATAACTCTCTCCTTCTTTAGGTCCTCCTTGTTGTTCCATAAGTGCATTCCGCATACGGACATATTCAAGGTGTATCTCTTGACCAATAGCAGTGTTAGCTGTTGTTTGTGTAATCTTAGGTAAGTTTTTATTAATCGCTTCGCCTTTTTCAAGTAAGCTTTCTTGTCCCATCTGTTCTTGAAGAGCATCTTTCTGTTGTTGAGATTCATTACCTAAAACATTCATCAACATATTTTCAGTAACTAATGCTGCTACTTCAGTGAACAATCTATTAGGAACTTTAAAGCCATTCTCTTTTTCAACCACTGCATCTGATCTACTAATTGCTGCAAGTATATCACCGCTGCTATACTGAGCAATGTTGTCTGCTAATTGAGGTCCAGTTTGACCAGACTTAACAGCAGTATAGGCAGATGTACCTAAACCGCTTAAGTTTATACCTAATTGACCTTTATCAATAGCATTTACTAATTTTTGACTGCGAGTAGCCATGTTTCCATCTTCAGTTGCTCTAGAATTATTTGGGGTATCCCTATAAATTCTTACACTTGGAACTTGTACTAATGTTCCATCTGGATTACGTTGAGTTTGAAGTCTATCATACAAAGCTCTTGTCTCTGCAAGTGTATTGTCTTGTGCTCTTTGTTGGAAATTAGGTACTTCAAATCTAGTATCACGACCTTCAGTTACAAGTGATTGATCAAGAGCAGTAGTTTCTACAGGTTGACCAAGAGCATCCGCTGCTTGTTCTGGAGAATAATTTTCAATAGCTTGGCGTAAAGTTTCTCCACTAGCAACATTAGAAGTAGGGGCAGCTGTTCCTTCTTGTGCAATATCTTGAGCAACCTGTTGAGCAAACAAGTCTCCTTGAGCATTCCCTTCAAGGTTACTCTCTATCATTTGTTCTTTTAATTTATCAGATGGAGTTGTTATTTTATTAATACTTGGTATAGCCATTAATCATTCTCCTTATAGTTCCAGCCACCACCAGTTAAGGTACTTGCTACTCTTTTATTAGTGTCTGTTAATGGTCCAATCAAAGGAGCTGATTTTAATCCTTGATACACAGCACGTTCAACATCTCCACCAGCAAGATTCATAGCTGCATCTCCAAGCCTACCAACATATCCTAAAGTAGGACTTTCTCCAGTAGCTTGATTGTATAACCAATCTCCCATACCATTAGATCTTTGACCATAAATAGGAGCTACCATATCTATAACTCTTTCACCTGTACCAGCTAAACCTGATGCCATAATACCACGCCTAATGTATTCAGGTTTATCTAAATAAGGATTACCTAAAGTACCTTGATCCTCATCGTCATCATCAAACTTAATTAGATCTTTCATAGCTTGAGAGAAAAACCCTAAAGCTATCATAGTAGACATAAGAACAAATGTATTATATTTCATTTGTGGAGTACCACGTTTGATATAATCATTCCACATACGAGGTAATTGATTTGCTGTAAACGTAGAAATAAATCCTTGAAACTGTGTAAACAAAGCATATCTAGGATCTTGGTATAACAAAGGTCGGTTAGCTGATCCTGGAATTGGAACTGTTTGATTAATAAAATTAAACGTAGCTTCTTTTATTGACTGCTCCCATAAAGCATTCTCTTCATCTGTTAAACTCTTAACTCCACCTTTAGAATTTTCAACTTTGTATTGAATAGCAATAAATTGTTCTACTGGAATACCTAAAGTCCTTAGTTTTTGTTCAGCTTCTTGAGCCTCACGAGTAAACTGATTGTTCTTTCTTGTACCAGAATTAACTTCTCTTGGTATAACTACTCCAGTTATAGGATCAAAAAGTGTAGCTTCAGCATACTTAGTTTCTGCAAGGATCTTAGAGTTTATAGATATAAAATCATAAGCCATAGAGCCACGAATCGCACGAGTATAATCTGTCCATGCTGTTAAACCAGTGATCCTAAAGAAAGCTTCCATAGCTGTTTTTCTATTATCATTAACTTCACTAACACCTGCAACTGTAGCAGCACCCACATCCCATTGATAGTATCCAAGCTCTATCATAACCCTTTCACCTTCAGTTCTAGGATTAACTTGCATAAGAATATCTTCAATGTCCTCTTCAACTTTTTCTAATTGGGGTACAAATTTATTAACAAATTCACGAACCATAGATTTAATGCTACCATTCTTACCAAAGATTTGTTCATTCGTTAATGCACCTTGAGTCATAGCTAACTCAGGGAGAGATGAAAATGTAGCCAAAGGTAAAGCAGAGAGTGTCATCCAAAACATAGCACTCTTTTGAAATCTCATAAGTTTCTTACCAGCATCTGTTTTAGGTCTGTTATAGTTACCTGATACAGCTTCTAAGATGTTTCTAGTTTTAAATGCAACTTTAGCAACCTCTGCTCTAGATACTCCTTCATCTAACATTTGATTTAAAAACTCAGAAACAATCTCTCCATCTTTACCTACGTACTCCATTTGAGTCACATATCTAGCAGCTGATTTGGCTGCGTTAGCTACGTTAGCAAAAATATCTCTATTATAAAAATCTTTAAAAGCATCTAGTTCAGAAAGATTCATAGTTCTTTTTCTATGGGAGGACGGATTTAAAGATCCTACATTAGATTGCATAGCTTCATCTAAACTATTTATTTCAGGATTATCTATAATATTATCAATAATTTGTTTAGCTTGTGCAGAATCTAGATTAGTAAATTCTTGTAGTAAAGCTGCTTTAAACTTTTCCTGATTGGCTTGAACAGCTCCTTTATCTAACGACTTAAACTTGTGCAAGTAATTAGTAATATCTCCCATGTCAGCACCAGCATTTAACTGATCATTCCTCATTTTCTCCCCTAACTCTATTAACTTGTTTCCAATAATAGATATTTCAAGTTTGTTTTGAGTACCTTCAGGAATTAAATCGCTGTTAAATCTACCTGTTACAGGATCTACTGCAGCTTGTAACACACTATAAACTCTGTCGCTTATCTCAGCTTTTTTCTTAGTACTATGAAGTCCTAAAAAGGATTTTAAACCTAGCATTTTAAAAGCTTTTGCAGGTAAAGGGACTAAGTTTTTATACTCAGTAACCTTATGCCTCCACTCTCACCACGCCACTCCAACTGACGAAGGCTGGGTGCCATAAACTCTGGTGGGGCAATGTGCCTCGTTTC